GATACAATAAAAAACCAAACCGAATATATTTATTTAAAAGCCCTTTTTTATGTCATATTTAAGTAGTACATCTGTAGTAGTGGACGCCATCCTTACCGACAAAGGACGTGAACTCCTCGCTCGTAATGACGGTAGCTTCCAGATCACCCAATTTAGTTTAGCCGATGATGAGATCGACTACACTTTGTACAATCCTACCCACCCTTCAGGATCTGCATTCTATGGTGAAGCTATTGAAGCAATGCCAATTCTTCAAGCCTATCCTAATAGTAATGAGATCATGAGGTATAAGTTGATCACTCTTCCAAGAGGAACTGCTAAGATCCCAGTACTAGACCTAGGATATACTTCTATCACTTTGAAACAAGGGGCTTCTCTTGCTATTACTCCACAGACACTCAACTATCTTGGAGCTACATCTACATTTGAACAGTCTGGTTATACAGCCACTATCGGAGATGTTAGAACTATGGCTTCTTTCAATGGTGTTGGTATTAATACCCCAGAAGCTACTAGCTTGAACTCAACAACTACTATCGGTACAAACGTAAGTAAAACAGTTATTGGTACTACAATCAACTTAACTGCTACAACAGTTAATACTCTGTTTGGTGCTAACACAGCTTTGTATACTACATTAGTAGTAACAGGCCGTGATTCTGGTGCTCGTATCTCTATTCCTGTAACAATCACAAAAGTAAACTAATTAATATATGTCATTTACTAGATTAGATCCAACAGATTTTGTAGTATCTTCAGACTCAGTTACAGCCCCGGCATGGAGTAATAATGTAACTGTATTATCATCATTTTTTACTGCCTCTGCTTCAAACACGGGTAGTTACTATATTGATGTGTATAATGCACCAATAACATCAACTACATCATCTATTCAATTCTCTATTGCTTATGGTCATTCACTAGGATCTGGATCAGCTCCTTTGAATCCACTAGTTTTACAGAATACACCAACTAGAATTACCTTTGGTCAATATAGAAACTTGATCTACGGAGATGCTGAAAGCCCTGTTAACTTTGGTACAGGTAATACTGCCTCTGTTGATTTAATTGCTATTCCTGTTGATAGAAACAGATATAAAGAGAGTTTATTCCCAGGAACATGGAACCTTTATTTATCAGGTTCTGGTGGTATAGTTAAACTAACTGACAATTCTAATGATGTTACAACTATAACTTATGTAGATGGTGGTCGTGTTTACTATATCGTATCTGGATCAAATGGTAGTGCTGCTTCTGCTCCACTAATCACCGGAGCTGCTCAAAGAGGTTTTAGTATCTCTGGAAGCTATGGTCTATTTTTACCAGATCTAGGATTGTTTGTTCTAAACCCACTAGCATTAAGCATCAATAATGCAGGAGGTGGTATTGGTTTAAGTTTATCTACTGGTGCAACTGCGCAAGCAGCATCACTTAATATGACAAATATAGCCAACTCTTTTGTTTTAGGTTCTTACTTCCAATTAAATTCACAAGAAACAATTTCTTCTGATTATGTGTTTGTAAGAATTAAAAACCAAGACTATAACTATACTACTAACCCATCATTTATCACAGGATCAGGTACATTAATTTACTCTAATTTCATTAATAGCCCACAAACTTTCCCAACTACTGTAGGTCTATACAATGATAATAATGAGTTGTTAGCTGTAGCTAAAATGTCTAAACCTCTTACAAAAGACTTTACTAAAGAAGCTTTGATCAGAGTTAAATTAGATTGGTAATAAATAAAAATGAGCAGGTCATCAAATACACTGAAAACTTCAGATGTAACTTCTGTACCTATACAAGTAAAATATTTTGCTAGTTATAATACAGTAAGTCCAGCTCCATTATGGTCTAATACAGGTATCACGTATAAAAGAGGATTAAATAACACTTCGTCATTTTATCAAATACCTGCAGCAGAGACTTCTTCTTTTTTAAATTACAGGTCAGCGCAACAACTTTATTACTCTAATTATATATCAGGGTCTATTCCTACTACTGCATCTTATGCAGATAATTGGCTTCAATCAACCGCAGCATCAGGAACATTTGATGAAGACTATAGATTTTTTCCTACAGCATCAAATGCTTCAATTTGGATTGTAAGTATACCTAGATCTGTTTATGGTCAACAAATTGCTAGAAAGAGTTTTTATATGTCTGGCTCTACTGTTGATGGTATGCAAGTAAGAGATTGGCAAATTATAGATGATGGTAATGGTAATTTGATAGAAGTAAATACGGGCACAGTTATAAACCAAAAAGTGGGCAATTTATTTTATGCACAAGGAATGGCAGTTATAACTTCACAAGCTCCTGAATTTGGTGCATTAATGTTTGATGGTTCTTATAATACACAATTAAATTTAACAGCACAACTAACAATATACCAAAACGAAGTAAGATGTTTAGTTAATGAAAATGATTTTAACTACACATTGAATCCTAGTGCCACAATATCTGGATCGAATGGTGACTATATAAATGCAATTACAGGTTCAGACTTTGATCCATACTCAACAACTGTAGGTTTATATAATGATGTAAATGAATTATTGGTTGTAGGAAAACTATCTAGACCATATAGAATGCCACCTAATACGGACATTACTTTTATTGTACGATGGGATTCTTAATACTACCATATTTATTATTGAATGAGTTACAAAAAGTGGTTATATCAAAATCAAGAGTTTAAGACTCTAGAAGACTTCCCACCAGACACTTTTGGGTTCGTATACAAGATCACTAACATTTGTGACGGTCGTTTCTATGTTGGTAGAAAGGTCCTTTATAATAATGTGAGCAAGATATTGACCAAGAAGGAGATCCTCGAATGGGACAAACCTGGGCGCGTCCCAAAGAAGCGTAAGATAACAAAAGAATCCGACTGGCAGGATTATTGGGGAAGTAACAAACAAATCAAGCAAGACTTGAAAGATCTAGGAGAGGACTGTTTTACTAGAGAGATATTGACACTATGCAAAACTAAGAAACAACTTAGTTACTATGAGGTTTATTGGCAAATGAATTTGAATGTACTTGCCATAGATTCATACAACGATAATATTCAAGGAAGATTTTACAGAAAGGATCTACAATAAAAAAGCCCCGGTTAAGGGGCTAATTTATGCATGGGATATAAGGGGTTATTTTAGATAGGCTCACCAATCTCTTGATCAGCACCGTAAGCAGCATTATCTGCAGCGGTTACATTATCAGTATCTTCTTCCATTTCAACACCAGATGAAGACACGGTTACCTCTTCTTCCATAGAAAAATCAGTAGCAAAGAAGTCAACAATTTCTTGACCATCAAATCCGTCGTCAACAAGGTCTTTTACACTTTGTCCTGTGATTGGACTAGTTTGAAGCATACCAAAGATTTGCTTATCATTGAATCCAACTTGTCTAGCTTTATCTACAGCTTTCTTAAGCATAGGAAGTTGTGGTTCTAAAGAAGTGTTGATAAGGCCCATCATACGATCAAATTGACCTTGTTCGGTATCAGGACCATAAGCGTCTTCTTTATCTTTCATTATTGAAGGAAATGGATTTACAGAATCATCATAATCCATACTATCTCGTTCTTCAACAGGAGCAACTTGATCATATTCACTTCCCATTCCATCTAAATGTGGATCAGGACCTTTATAAGGTATTTCAGTATCTAACTGCTCTTCAGACTCTTCTTTCAAAGGCTTAAGGTCAGCATAAGATTGAAACGTTTTGAAAGGACCTTCGTAGTTCTCTCTCAAATATTTGGCTATATCAAAATCTTTCATTGTTATTATTTTTTAATTCCAGCGATTTTTTGTAGTTCGTTAACATCATCCCAGTTCTCATCAGTGTCGGCAATTACATCTGCACCATACATGTCGCCATAGTTACCCCAACCAAAGTCTTTTGAATCTTCGATCTTAGCAACTACAATTCTACTTTCAGGGATAAGATCAGTTTCATTATACATTTTCATTGCCTCTGCTTCTGTTTGGAA